TCCTGTTGCGGCAGTTGGTGTTTTACAAGATAAGATTATAGAAAAAGTAAAACAAGAAATTTCAAAAGCTGCGGCCGCAGTAAAAAACACAGATTTTTTAGTAGACAAATTAAAAGATTTAGCAATAGAAACAATAATAATGTTATTAGCCATTAAACTTGCAGGACTTAAAAATGGTGCAGGTAAAAATGGTTCAAGTAAAGATGGTTCAGGTAATGCGGGTGATGGAACTTCTGATTCACAAAGTATACAAGATGAAATGGATGCTTTGATTGCAGAATCAGAAGCAAGTGATGAAAGTGGTGATGGTCAAGGCGGTCCGGGTGTAACAACAATAACAACAACTACTACTGCAACAGGCACAACGACTACAGGTGGAGTCGGTGGAGGAGGAAGTTCAGGCGGTGGTGGTGGATATTAACATATAGGAGTTAAAATGAAGGCAAACGAGTTAAAGAAAATAATCAATAGATTAGTTAGTGAAGAAGTCAAAAAACAACTCGGCGAGATATTTATTAATGAAATTAAGTCTAAAAGGTCTACGCCAATTCAAGAGTCTGTTAAGACACAAGAAGAATATCCAACAATGGGTGGTAAAACTTTTACGACAGAAAATATGGCTGACTTATTAGGCTATGGTGATATGAAACCAAACGGAAGTGGAATGAGTAATGCAGGTGTTGCAGAAATAGCACAAAAAGCAGGAGTAGCACCTGAACAAGTTGACCCTGACGTTCAAAAAGCAATCACCAAAGATTATAGAGAACTTATGAGTAAAATGAATCTGAAAAAATGAGCGTAAGAGAAATAGATTTAGACCCGGATAAAGCGTTTGGTATAGGATTTCCTTTAAACTACGATAAAAACACTTATGGTTTTTTTAAAAGAAATTATAAATACTATGAACAAATACAAGACAATATAAAAACTTTATTGTTAACACAAGTTGGTGAAAGACCGCACAATCCTGAATATGGTTCTCGTTTAAGAGAAATTGTATTTGAACAAAACGAACCGGAAATACTAAAGCCTAAAATTAACGAAACAATAAAAGAAGCATTAGATAAATTCTTACCATTTGTTAGTTTAGAAGAAACAAAATTACAAGCAAATGGTAATACTTTAAATGTATTATGTAGATTTAGTACAGAATTTAATGATGATGTGATTATGTCGTTAATCATAGGACCATTACCCGAAGGAGCCCCTGAAGATATAGGAACTCAAGGTGCTGGTGCTGGATATTAAGGAGAATTAAATGGCTACTAAAGTCAAACAAAAAGAAGTCAAATATTTAAATAAAGATTTTAATCAATTTAAACAATCTTTAATTGACCACGCTAAAACTTACTTTCCTAATGCTTATAATGATTTTAATGAATCATCACCAGGTATGATGTTTATTGAAATGG